CTAAACCTAAGGAAGTTTCTAAAAAAGGTGAGCCTGGAAAAAGCGGTTCTTCTTTTTATGATGAATAAATAAAATGACAACTCGACAATCTATCAATGATCCATCAAAAAATCCAACTTCTAAGCAAGAACGATTACCCTCTGGTCTAGAAGGACAAAATATTCCTGATGACTTCTATCTTCCTCCATGCGGGCTGGAGGATATCGATAAAGCATTGTTTGATTTGTTTGACAAAGAAATACAGTTTTCAATTTCTCAAAAAAGTGAATCTCGGAAGGTGCCTGTTGTATTTGCTACGGGAGAAAGATTTGCGCTAATTAAAAGAAAGAAACCATTAAAAGATGAAAACGGCGCACTTATTTTACCTTTGATTTCAATAAGGCGAACATCAATTGAGCAATCTTCTTCTGTAGAAAAATTAGCTGACGTTGGAGATCTTGTTATAAAAAGAAGATTAAGTGCCAGAGATCCAGTTTATCAAAATTTAATTAATCGTCAAGATTTAAGGCACCAAGAAAATGTAAGATCATCTGATAATAATGCAACAAGCGCAGATCCAATATCATCAAAGCCAGGAACAGTCAACTCTAGAAGACTTCCAGTACAAACGGCGTCCGGCGGCCCAGTAATTTCTAACAATGCAGGATCTCATCATATTTATGAAGTAATTACAATTCCTTTCCCACATTTTATCGATGTATCATATGAAATTACATTCTGGACATCATATACGTCGCATATGAATCAAATGATTGAAAAGTTTGTAGGTTCGTATACAGGAACAAGAAATCAATTCAAAATTGAATCAGAAAAAGGGTATTGGTTTGTTGCCTACCCAGATGTTTCAGTTTCAAATCAAGATAATTTTGACGACTTTACTAATGATGAAAGAATCATAAGATATACCTTCAATATGAAAGTTCCCGGGTATATTGTTGCTTCTCAAAATCCAGGTAATATGAGCCCGTTTAGAAAATTTGTTTCTGCACCTGATATTCATTTTGATATGTTTACGTCCAATGCACCAATAGTTAATCATCCAAGAGGGCTTCCAGATCCCACAGGAGATCTAAATAAGTTTGTTCTTAGTGACGTAAATGAATTAAACGAGGCGGGAAACGTAGTTGAAAATGATCGATATGTATATCTGAAAGCACAAACAAAAGTTAGAAATCCTTTTACTAAAGAGGATAAAATAGAATACTTAAAAGTACTAACTCGCAATCAACGTCAGGGTGAAACTGTAGTAAGTTCACGTATCATCACAAAGATCGATGAGCTTTAATTAGACATTTGGGCTATTTTTGCATATTTATAAGTGACGTTAGTGAGTCCAGTAGGAGACTAATCATATGGCTGAGCAAACTTTTAGATCCCCCGGGTTTTTTGAACAAGAAGTTGACTTAACACAACGAGTTCAATCTCCCTTGGGAACACCCGCAGGTATTATAGGCACTTCTGATAAAGGCCCAGCCTTTGTACCGGTATCTGTAGGGTCCTTCGCAGATTTTAAAACTAAATTTGGAGATCTTAATTCTAAGAAATTTGGTCCTTATGCGGTAAATGAATTTTTAAAACACAGAGATGCAGTAACCTATGTAAGAGTTTTGGGTGCAGGAGCAAATGAAACAACTACAGATTTTAATACAACTTCAACACAGGGTTCTGTTAAAAATGCAGGTTTTAAAATAACGCCCGTAACTTCAAATGCACAACATTCAGTAGGGGCTGTCCATTTTCTCGCTGCAAAACATTATGTTTCTGCATCAGAAGCTTATGGATATCCGGTCTTTACTCATAATGATTCATTTGGTGGAACAAAATTTGTTAATCTAGTTCGAGGCATTATTTTTACAACAAATGATACTCGAGTTGGCGTTTTAAGTGCATCACTTTATGCATCTGCATTTAATGCAGGTGATCGATTAGCACTTGAGGGTGGAGACAATATTGCTACACCGTATTCTGCAAGTAATGCTTCGGGAATGGGCGAAAAATTCAAGCTAATTATTTCCTCATCAGATACAGGTTTCGGAGGAGAAGCTCCTGATGCTGCTAATGGAATTCGTGTTTTAACCGCGTCTCTAAACCCAAGAGACAAAGATTACATTAGAAATATTCTTAACACGAATCCTGATAAGTTTTCACAAGAAAAACACTTGCTTTATGCAGCATTTGATGTTGAGCCAGAAATTGCTGCAATGGCAATCGCAGACAAGTCTGTTGTAATGATGTCAGGATCATCGATTACTTCTCCAAATAATAATGGTGGAGAAAACTTCCTTACATCATTTGGTCGATTTGATACAAGATATACAACTCCAAGAACAACCAGCTTTATTTCACAACCTTTTGGTCGAACAGAATATGATTTATTCTATTTTGAAACGCTAAGTGACGGCGCATATGGAACTGGAAAATACAAGATTTCTATAGCTAATGTCCGCGGATCTACAGATGAAAACAACCCGTACGGAACGTTTACAGTTCAAGTAAGAAGTTACGATGATAACGACAAGTCAAGAGAAGTTCTCGAAGAATTCCCAAATTGTGACTTAAATCCTAGCTCTGAAAACTTTATCGGAAGAATGATCGGCGATAAAAAAGTTACATTTAACTTTGACGCTGAACAAGAATCAGAAAGAAAAGTTATTGTTTCCGGAAAATATGCCAACAAATCCAACATTATAAGAGTTGTTCTTTTAGATGATTTGGTAAGCAAAAGCGCCCCAAAAGAATCTCTTCCATTTGGATTTAGAGGAATACCTACACTTAAAACTAGTAATAACTTAGCAGATTCACTTCCTGGAACATCTACATCGACTGCACTTAAATCAACACGATCTAGGCTTGGAATTCATGCAGCACGCACGCTTCCATCTAGTTCACAAGGTGGAAACTTAACGGGATCAATTGTTCCGCCTGTCCCACTTAGATTTAAAGTAACAAATGGTGCAGTAAAATCAGGAACTGCTCCCTTTGTTGGATTCCCAGGAGATCAAGAAACAGTTGATAATCGATTCTACTGGGGCGTTAAGACGACAATGATACCAGGTGATAGCTCAATTCAAGATTCCGGAATTTCAAATGCTGCATTAAAATCAAATGCTTCATCTGAGGTCAACAAGGGGTTGATTGATCAAACTAAGTTTTTGGGCATTCAAAAAATGGATGTTCTTGCAACTGGTTCGCAAATAATACCTGCAAAGGCTGGCGACTTCAAGACATTCAATAACAATAAGTTTACTTTAGCAAGGGTTGCATTATCACGCCGAGCTGGCGGAACTGCCACAGGAACCTATAATGATACAGAGATTACAGGCGCAATTGGCCCGTTTATGAGAGAGGCAGTCTATATAAGAGACGGACTAGTAAATCCGTCATCTTATACAATAAATGATAGCCAAACTGAGGGCGCAAATAGAATTACCTTTGCAACGATGCTAAATCAAACTTCTTCGCTTACATTTAATAAGTTTACAGAGTATACAAAGTTTACAAACATATTTTATGGCGGATATGACGGTTTTAATATTTTAGATAAAAATGCTGCAAGAATGAATGACAAGTCTACATCTCTAGATACGTCTGGCGGAGCTAATATATCGTTTACATCACCGGGTATGTCATCTAATATGGCAGGAACAGGTAAAGATAATAATGCAGTAAGATCATATCGTGCAGCAATTGATATCATGACAGATCCGTATGCAGTCAATACAAACATCTTAGCAATTCCAGGAATTAGAGAGACATTTGTTACTGACCACGCGTTGGATAAAAACAAAGATTATGGAAAATCTATCTATCTAATGGATATGCCAGAGTACGATGGAGATGGAAACAGGCTCTATGATGACTCTACTGGAAAACCAAGCGTCACAAAAACAATTTCAGAGTTTGAAAGAAGAACACTTGATAATAATGCCGCGGCCGCCTACTTTCCAAACGTAGTTATTAGCGATGATAAAACAGGAGCAAATATCGAGGTGCCAGCCTCAGTTGCAGCTATAGCAGCGCTAGCCTATAATGATAAAATAGCTTATCCTTGGTTTGCTCCAGCTGGATTCAATAGAGGCGCTTTAGACTTTGTTCAAAATGTAGGGGTAAGACTAACAGCGGGCGACAGAGATTCGCTATATAGCGCAAGAATTAATCCAATTGCAACATTCCCACAGCAAGGGTATGTAATATTCGGACAAAAAACACTACAACAAGCCAAGTCGGCCCTTGATAGAGTCAACGTAAGAAGAATGCTCCTTGAGGTTAAGAGAATTGTTTCGCAAGTAGCTAATGGATTCGTATTTGAACAAAATACGCCCGCGCTACGATCAAAATTTGTTGCTCAAGTTACACCTTTGCTGGCCGTTGTCCAAGCGCAAAGTGGAATTGAACAATTTAAGGTTGTCATGGACGACTCTAATAATAGCCAAGAGGATATCGAGGCTAACAAGCTAAATGGTCGAATTGTAATTGTTCCGACTAGAAGCATTGAATTCATATCAATTGATTTCATTGTCACAAATGCGGGCGTAAGCTTTGCATAAGGTATATTTAAGAATGATATCTTGGAGATTTAAGTAATGGGTGAACGTACTTTTAAAAGCCCGGGAGTAAGAGCTTTTGAGATTGATAGATCAGGACCAACTCCTTCTGGGCCTACCGGTGTTCCAGCAGGTGTTATAGGAACCTCACAAGAGGGGCCAGCTTTTGTCCCGGTTACAGTATCAAACTTTTCCGAATTTGAAACAAAGTTTGGTTTTATAGATGGATCACAATTTGGTCCGTTAGCTGCTCAAGAATGGCTTAAGAATGCAGGAGCTTTGACATATGTTAGGGTTCTTGGAGCAGGTGATGGAAAAAGAAGATCAACATCTGATGGAACTGTAACGCGAGCAGGATTTGTTGTCGGTGATCAACAACCTTTGGCAACACAATACCTCGGAGATAATCCGAGTGCCAACACAGGCGGCCCCGGAGGCCAGCTAGGTAGAACATATTTTCTAGGCTGTTATATGTCAGAATCTGCAGGGAGTACAATCTTGCAAGATTCAGGGATAGAAAGAGCGGCCGATACCGATACTGTTCGAGGAGCATCATCAATACTTCGAGGAGTTCTAATGGCCGCCTCGGGCGTTGCTCTAAGATTATCTTCCTCGAACGGCGTTGTTAATAGCACGACCCCCGCCTCGTCAGATGATTCTTCAACAGTCAGAGGATTTCTTACGGGTACTGTTAACTTTGTTAATACATCTCCAAAATTCACTATGCTTCTTCCGGGTCACAAAGGAAGTGATTATCCAAGAGTTCTAACTGCGTCTTTTGACCCTACAGATAAAGATTATTTTGCTAATACATTCAATAAGGACCCGCAAAAGATTCAAGATCATGGCTACGTTCTCTATACGCACTACGATGTTTATCCTAGCTTTGCTGTAGTAACAGGATCAGGAATCACAGCTAAGGGTAGATCTATGATCAATAGCGCAGTTTCACCCGCAGGCCTCTATTCAGGAAGTGCAGATGTCGCATTCTTGCTCACGGGTGCCTTAGGAAGAGATGCAGGCGCAACAGCCACACCTAATTTTGAAAACTTTAGAGAAAGATTTAGAGCAGCAAGAACACCATTTATTGTATCACAAAAATTTGGTGGATCTGCAAAAGATCTATTTAGAGTTCATATGCTTAGCGACGGAGTTCTTAAAGGAAAATCGTCAGATTCAGTAGGGTCTAATACAAAGTATAAGCTTTCAATTGAAAACGTCGCTAAGTCATCAGATGCTTTGAATAAATACGGAACATTCGATCTTGTCCTTAGAGACTTCTATGATAATGATGAAAATGTATTTGTATATGAGTCGCATAGAGGTCTTACCTTAGATCCTACATCGACAAATTATATTGCAAGAAGAATCGGCGATTTAAACACGTATTACGACTTTGATCAAGCAGCAGGATCGCAAAAACTTGTTGTAGAAGGAAAATATCCCAATGTTTCAAGTAGAATTCGAGTTGAAGTATCGTCCGATGTAGATGAAGACGAGATAGATGATGAAGCACTTCCCGTTGGATTTAGAGGCTTAGATCACCTTCTAACCTCAGGTTCTAATGCATTAGCAGCACCACCCGATTCATCAGGTGGTGCACATCAAATTCAAAAAAATCCATCGCTTGTTCTAAAATCAGCTGTCCAACCCCCGGTGCCTTTAAGAGAAAATATTGCAATGGGTCTTGCTCCCAAGAAGATTCCAAACAAATCTCTTTATTGGGGTGTTCAATTTGAAAAGAAAATACTTTTAAATGAGCCAAATAAAAGCTCAGTTATTGATCCCACTATTGCCAGCTTTACAAAATTCTTTCCAGATTTTGCAGTTTCAAATCTTAATGTTATGACTGGATCAAATGCTGGAGAAGCAGATTCTAGTGGGTTTGTATTAGATTGTGATAAGTTTAACAACAATGGCTTTACACTTGAAAATGTTAGAGTTGCAACTGGTTCGAACGGCTTAGCAACAACGGTAGATAGTTATCTTGTTAATAGCTGGTCCTACGTAAGAGATGGTGATATCTCAATTAGCGATGCAAATAAAACAAGAGCATTCAATGTGTCAGATACAGCAAGCCCAGCTGTTAGAAGACTTGCTAAATTCACAATGCCATTCCAGCAAGGATTTGATGGATCTAATATATTTGATAAAAATGCTGCAAGCCTATCTAATCTCTCTGCTAAGGGAGAAATGGATGACTCTAATAGAGGATTAACAGCAGGAAATACTGTTGCGGCATTTAAAAAAGCGCTAGACGTTATGGGAGAAAAAGCAGATGTTAATATCCAGCTTCTAGCTCTTCCCGGAATGAGAGTTTCAACTATAACTGATGATGCAATTTCAACTGTTGAAAATAGATTTGATGCACTATACTTGATGGACATTGAAGAAAGAGATACAGTAAACTCTGTAGTTACATCTTCTATTCAAAACGTAAGTGTAACAAATACAGTTTCGTCATTTAATGATAGATCTTTAGACAGTTCATTTGCTGCAGCATACTTCCCAGACTTGAACGTAGATGTTCAGGTTAAAACACTAAATACAGCAACAAAAACAGTCGTTGCCAATACTGCGACTGTTCAAGTACCGCCTTCGGTTTCTGTTCTCGGAGCATTTGCATTTAATGATGCTGTAGCATTCCCGTGGTTTGCTCCTGCGGGCTTTGCAAGAGGCTCTATGGGTGCACAATCAATTGCAGTAAGATTGAATGAAGATAATATCGATGATCTAAACGACAAGAGCATTAATCCAATTATTAGCTTCCCAAATAGTCAAGGCCCGGTCATATTCGGACAAAGAACATTGCAATCAGCAGCATCTGCTTTAGACCGCGTAAATGTTAGACGACTCTTGATTGACTTGAGAAGATCTGTAAAACAAGTCGCCCAACAATTAATTTTTGAACCAAACAGAGAATCAACATTGCAAAGATTTACTGCACTCGTCACTCCGATCATGAAGCGCGTCCAGCAAAATCAGGGCATCGATCGATTCCGTGTTATTATTGATTCTAGCACTACAACACAAGTAGATATCGAAAATAATACAGTTAGAGGCAAAATCTTTTTACAGCCTACACGAACAGCAGAGTTTATTTCTCTAGATTTTGTTGTAACAAATTCAGGAGTAGAAGGACTTTGATGGACGTTTTTGTCGCAACTCCATATTTAATAACGTCTGATTAGGAGATCGTAATGGCTGAAACTCTTTCCGTTTCTGAAATGCTTCCAAATAAGTTTGAACCGAAACGCAATTTTCGGTGGGTTTTTTCTATTGAAGGTATTGATGCCTTCTTAATGAAAGAGGCTGCACGCCCACAAATACAAACTCCAGACAAGGCTATTCCATTTATTAATCACACGCGCTATGTTGCAGGACGAACAACCTTTAGCACTCTTGGTGTAACACTTTATGATCCAATTGCACCATCGGGTGCACAACAAGTTATGGAGTGGATTCGCACGCATTTTGAATCAGTCTCAGGGCGATCTGGCTATGCTGACTTTTATAAACGTGATTGCCAAATTAAAATGCTAGATCCAATCGGAACTGTTGTAGAATTGTGGGACATTAAAGGTGCATTTATTACAGATGCTAACTATGGAACTCTAAGCTATGACAGTGATGATCCATCAAATATTACACTCACGCTAAGATTTGACAATTGCGTTCTTCAATACTGATCTTTCTTAAATAATTTGTCAATTTAGAGTTTAACAGTTTTTGTGCCTGTAATACAATTACAGCGTAGGGAGACTTTATGTCTAGAAATGAAATTTTTAATAAGGCTGGAGGCACACCGCCAGTTCCTTCAATGATGAAAGAAACACAGTCACAACTTTCTCAAGAATTGGGATTTGATATTCCGGTCGAGACTGTTCCTTTGCCTTCTCTTGGGAAGGTTTATCCTGAGAATCATCCACTTCATATGTCACAAACTGTTGATATCAGAGCAATGACAGCCAGGGAAGAAGATATCCTTACGTCAAGAGCATTATTAAAAAACGGTAGTATGATTACACGCTTAATTGGATCTTGTCTGACTGATAAAAATATTGACCCGAATACACTTCTATCAGGTGATAGAAATGCAATTTTAACTGCTATTAGAATTACCGGATATGGGTCTGACTATAATTCTAATATTACATGCCCATCTTGTGAAGTAGGACAAGTTCATATTTGCAATCTAACAGACTTGCCAATCAAGTCACTTGATATTGACCCAATAGCACAAGGCCAGAATGAATTTGAAATGGTTTTGCCTATGACCGGTAAAAGAATAACTCTGAAGTTCACTACAGGCTATGATGAAAAAGAGTCACAAACAATAGAAGAAAGAAAAAAGAAGCAAGGTCTTGTGTCAGAATCTTCTGTTACAGATAACCTATTCAGGGCAATTCTTTCAATTGAAGGAAATTCTGATAGGACGTTTATCAACAAGTTTGTTCGTAATATGCCTGCAAAAGATTCTTTAGCAGCAAGATCATATATAAAGCTTAATGAACCAACCGTAATGATGTCTTCACATTTTACATGCAAGAATTGCGCGCACGAGGAGGTGCTTCCCCTTCCAATAGGGGCTACCTTTCTTTGGCCTGAATCCTGAAGATAGAGAAATATTTCTTGAAAGTGCTTTTTTATTAATGCGCTATGGAGGATTCTCATATTCTGAGTGTTATAAACTGCCTGTGCAATATAGAACATGGTTTATCGACAGAATAGTAAAAGAAGTTAGTAAGGAAAAAAATGCTAATAGAAGCGCAAGAAATACTAGAAATAATTCTAATATGACAAGAAGATTCACTTAGCGCATATTTAGCCATAAGGATCTATAAAACTCATGGCAGACTCTAAAAAACCCGAGCAGACTACCAAGTCAGTTGAAGAATTGACTGCAGCCTTAGAGCGTTTGCAGTCTGTTTTAAGTAACTTTAATTCTGGAGCAACAGGCCTAACAGATCTTAAAAAATCTCTAGAAAAGCACCAGGAACTAGTTGCGCAAGTTGCAGAATCACAAAACAAGTCAACACGTGCATTTTTAGAAAACAGTAAAAAACATAAAGCAGTTCAAATTGAAGCTTCTCGAGCTATGAATCTTCATAATCAAACACTTCAAAGCAATAAAATATCTATAGACAAATATAACGACGCACTTAAGGCAGTAGGCATTACTATTGGTGCAAAATTACTTGCAAAAAAACTTCACTTAGAAAAGCTGGGAAATGCATTTAATAGTCTGGGCAAACCTTTGCTCGACATTGAGCAAAGATCAATAAAGACGTTTGGAACTATTGAAACAGGCGCCGGCCGCCTAGCGTCTGAGGGCGGCAAGGCACTAAGATCATTTCTTTCTGAGCAAAATACAGGTCTAGCTGCTTCTAGCGCTTCTTTGCAAACTTTTTCATTCAGTATTGAAAAAGCAAGAGAACAAGCTGTTGAAGAGCTTGAAGGATTAACAAAGGCAGCAGGTGCTAATGCAGAAAGATTTGCAGCAGAACTCTCTGATCCAAAAGCTCTAATAGGAATAAGGGCAATGAGAGAAGCCCTTGGTCTTGCCACAGAAGATGTGGGCACTTATATAGACAGAGCAGCTGCCTTTGGAACATCTGTCTCAGCACAACTCGCATCAGCTGTAAGAGCAACTAAAAAATATGCTAAAGAAACAGGTGTTTCTTTTGGACAAGTTAAGAAAGGCCAGGATGTACTAAGAAAAAATACAAAATCATTTGCAACATTTTCAGAACAACAACTGGCAAGAGTAGCAGCCGCCTCTGCAAAAACAGGGGTCTCATTAGCAACAATGGGAGGTGGCCTCATTGATAGCTTTGATAGTTTTGATCAAGCTGCTGAAAAAGCTGCAATGCTTGGGCAGTCATTTGGAATGAGCATCGATGCCTTCGATCTATTTGCTGCAGAGTCTCCCGAAGAAAGATTGCAATTAATTCAAAAGTCAGCTGAACAAGCGGGTATTGATATTGCTAATATGGGCCGCCGGGAACTCAATTACTTGTCTGAGCTTACAGGTATGGGTGTTGAAGATACAATGAAAGCATTAGGTCAAGGAGGCTTAGAAGTAGCTGCTGAAGTATCAAGTATGTCAGGAGCTGAAGATTTACAAGCTTCTCTTGTAGCGGCTCAAGGAGAAAACTCTAGAACAGTCAAAGAATTGACAACTGCGATAAGGGCACACATTCCTACATTTGTTGATTCTGGTGAAGATATTTTGGCAGGAAGCATTGATAGACTTATTAGAAATGCAACCGGTTTAAGGGGCGCCGCCGAAGAACAAGTAGGTGTTAGTGTCAGGGGCGCAATATCAGGAAAAGTACTTCCAGAATCTGGACAATCTCCGGGTGGCATCATGGGCCAAATTGCAAAAATTACATCAGACCCCAAATGGGCTAAAGCACAACAAGAAATGATGACGGTATTTTTGCATGAGGGCGAAGCCGGCGCAACCAGACTATCAGAAGTTTTTGTAAAACATGCAGAAAAAATAACACAAACATCATCAACTTCGGCAGGAATAAAACAGCTAGCATCAGAAATAACAGAGTACGGCAAAGAAAAAATCCAAAAAATCAAAGATGCGGGAGGAAAAATCCTGCAATCAAACTTAGCAAAAAATGCTAAAAGAATGTTGCCAGGATCTGATCAGGGCGGCACAACCGAAAGATCAGAAATGCTTTCTGCTACTGCAGAGACAGAAACAAATGCGGCAATGAGAAAAGGTTTGGCTCCGTCTTCGTCAAGCGGCCCAATAAATCTTGTTGTCAATGTTTCTCTTCCTGTTGACGGCGATGCAATTGCAACTGCTGCATACAAAGGAAGTATTCGTCCTGATGTAACGGGTGAGCAGGCACTTCAAGCAGCCGCCGCCGGCGAAAACGTGGCAGATCAATAAAATGAGTAAAAAAATACATAGTAATAATATAAGCACTCCTGCTATTAATAAAGTACTTGAGATTCTTCCTGAGGAAAGTCAAAATCGAGTTAGAGAAGAATTAAAAATTTATACAGATACTTTGGCAAAAGCATTAAAGGCAATCAAGATTCTTAGCGGAGACAAGAATGGCAAATGAAACAAAAAAAATTCTTGTCCCAAAAGATAAAAATGGTAATGGAAAACTTGGCAATGATTTTACAGCAGCAAATGCTAATTATGAAAATCTTCCCGATGTTCAAAGAGCAGGAATGGATGATTTGCCGTATAATGCTCAACCTATCGTAGATAACGTCGAAGCTGCAAGTATTAGTTCTATTCAAGATAAGGTAAAAGCGGATACACAGATTAATTCTCGTCAACCTGGCGATATAAATAGCTTGGAATCTTCAACACAATTTTTACCAGGATCCCGCCGACCAGGAACAATTGATCGACCAAGTCAAACTGCAACTTTGGGTCAATTCTTAAAGCAAGGTCGCCCAGGAAGAAGAATACAAAATAGTGACCAGATTGGCATTGATCATAATGGGAACGAAGTAAGTAGAAAGCTTGGTGGTGATATCCTAAGAGATATTAATACACAAACGCAGGGACGATTTTCAACTAGCCCGCACGGAAGACCAGTTGCTGGTACACCGGGACCAGCATATGGAACCCCAGAAGTTCAAAGCGGCGCGGGCCCGGTTGTAAAAAGTTCAGTATCTGCTGTCTTGGGTATGAATCGATTCGCAGCTATTGGTGAAAAATCTTTTGCCACTGCAGAAACAAATCCTGACAAACAAGTAGTAGGATCCTTCCAACCAGAAGTGGGGTCATATAATCCTAATACAGGAGATGATCCGACACAATTTGGTCAATCATTCAATATTGAAAAGCTGAAGTCTATTGGAATCGACATGCTCCGCGCCGCCGCTGGAATTCATGAAGAAAATGCTGTTAACAAAGATGTTCAAATGGGAAGATCTAGTTTGAGCGCAGATTCATTGCGCCCAAGAAATTTATCATCTGGAGAGATCAATAAAGAGTCATTTGATGTATCAAAAGCTTCCACAGGAGAATTCAATCAACCGGAAGATGGAAAACCAAATTTATCATATGGACAACTCAACACGCCGGGTTCACCATTTGCTAGTTTGACTCCGAATGAAATGAAAGCACTTTCAAGTGCAATCATTGCTATAACTGTAGAAGCAATACATTCTAATTCTCTAGTTAATACATTAGTTGCTGGGGCATCTAACAGTTCGTCTCATGGAAGCGCTCCATATACTAAAGGCAGTTTTGTAGAAAAGCCCAAAAATGGCGGAGCTTTTGGAAGATCAGCAGTAATTTCACAATCAGATCTTGGATTTATTAATACAGAAATTGAATTTTCATTGGCTGTTGATGCTGGATTAGCAATTCTTTTAGGCGATAATAGCACAGGAATAGTTGAAAAATTCTCTGGAAATTTAAATTTACAAAATAGCATTAATCAAGCAAAACAAAACATTGACGCTGCCCCCGGGTTTTATGTTAATTTTTGTAGAGCTATTTTAAAAGACTCACAAAATCTTAGTGAAAAATTTGCAGAAGTAGGAAATATGGGCACAGGTTCTACTGAGGGAGTTGCTGCCGCAATTGGAATTATAGATGTATTTAGATCATCTAAACTAGTTGCTTGCATTAATACACTAGCCACTATTGGAGACTCTGCAGCCAGAGCTTCATCTAGCCCATATTCAATTGATCAAATTTCTCCTTCGGGCGATATTGGAATTCTTAATGATGGTGCAATTGGAGTGTCATATAATCCAGCATCACACGCAATGAAAAGTCGAGATGGTAATAAAGTTGCAGGAGGTGTTGATTCACTTCGTCTTGCATGGAGAAGTTCCTCGACTCCAAGCATGTATCTCCTCCCAGCAGAAATTGAATATGGTAGTGTAATAAATGGTGCTAAAGGAACTACACCCGGAACTGAATCACCTATGGCTGCGCATGCAAACATGGAAGGGATCACAAAATCAGATTCAAGCGGTAGACTTCCGCAGGAGTTTGTTGAAAAGCATGAAGAAATTTTAGATGCTGAATATGTTCCATTCTATTTTCATGATCTTCGAACAAATGAAATAATTTCATTTCATGCATTCTTAGAAAGTCTAAGTGATGGATTCGCTGCCCAATATACACCTTCGCAAGGAATCGGAAGAGCAGAGCCAATAAAGCTATACAAGGGGACAACAAGATCTATTGGATTTAATTTTATTGTTGCTGCAACTAGTAGAGACGACTTCAATGAAATGTGGTTCAAGATCAATAAGCTTGTTACAATGCTCTACCCGCAGTATACACAAGGCCGCGAAGCAGGAAACCCCACAGAAATATTTGGCCAGCCTATTTTTGGCCAAAACTTTATAATGCCCTTTTCTCAAGTAATGTCTGCTTCTCCAATGATTCGTCTTAGAATTGGTGATGTTGTTAAGTCAAACTTTTCAAAATTCAATCTATCTAGATTGTTTGGCTTGGGAACACCTCAATTAGATCCAATGTCCGCCGGCCTAGGCGTCCCAGCGGCATCATTGGTAGTGTATAGATTGTTATTTCAGGGTCTGGGAATTGTAAACAATCTTCCCATCCCTGGCATAGCAAAAACAGCAATTTTAAATTCAGCAACAGTTCAATCAAATATTCTTGAGGCTTCACGCTTAATAAAAGAAAATGCCAGAAAACTTCCGGTTAGCAATTCTAATGATGCATATGGCTACAAAGTCGGAGACATAGTTAGATTAGGATTTCCAGACATTAGAAAGCTTAAACTAGCATCTGGGAATGGATCCCCAGAGCTCTTTTTAAATTATAGAAATGCATTTGCAAAAATAGTTTCATTGCCAATTTTTGACGAACAAGGATCTGCAAAGTCTGTTAGATATCGTGTTCAACTATCAACTACATTTGAAAATGCAAGAACTGGAATCACAGATATATCTGGTCCGACAAATACATATTTTATAAGTCATCATGATGTTTCTCTCGTACCCGGTGGACTAATGAAAGAAAGGCTGGTTATTGACGGTTTAAGAAAGGCAACTGGAAAAGCTAACGTTCTTTATAGCACATCTGTTCTTACGTTCTTATCAAGCTTTCAAAATGCAGTTGTTCGATCATTTGAGCACTCTGGCGGAAAAGGCCTCCCGGGATTTGTTAAAAACTTAAGCTTTCAATGGATAGGGCAAGATTCAACATGGGAAGTTGATCGTGGATCTAGAGCGCCAAAGTTTTGCAAAATTCAAGTTAGTTTTGATCCTGTTCACGACATTGCGCCAGGACTTGATCATACCGGCTATAATAGAGCACCAGTTTATCCTGTCGGCGATGTTGTTAACAATATTGCAGGTAAGTCAAATGATTGGGCTGATGAAGCTGTTAGTAGTTCCGGAGAATATCTCGATAATGCAGTTTCATGGGTATCTAATAAGACTGAGGATATATTTGAATAATGACAATATCAAGATACGATAGAGATTCACTAGCTAATAATGGACGATCTTTTGGGTCGTCGCAGTCTATAGTTTTAATAAGAAAAGCCATAAGAATGAATAAGATTAGCTTAAAAGAAACAATATCAGCAGAAAATGAAAGATTAGATATAATTGCTGGGCAACAATATCAAGATGCATCTTTGTGGTGGGTTATAGCAGCAGCTAGCAATATTGGCTGGGGATTACAAATACCTGCAGGAACTCGACTTCGAATACCCACAGATATCTCCCAAATAATGGAGATAATATCTTGAGTAGCAGTTTTATCAATAATAATAGAGCTTTAAGAAAATCAGGAGATAGAATTAGAAAAAGCACGGGCTACGGCGGGATTGGAAGAATACTGTCAGTAACACCACAAGGCTCAGTTTCAAAATTTGACTCTAAAAAAAATAAACATGTAAAAATAATTGCAGATTCAATTTTAGATAATGTCGATGGTGCTATTCTAGGTGAAGATTTTAAAAAAGCAATTTTTGTAGGAGATTTAGCGGCGCTAACTAATTTGTCGATCCCCGGCGTAGGAACAACATTTAATGCTGCCTTTAATTTATATACAGAGACAAGTCTGGGCTCCGTCCCGGGAAATATTGGCTCGACCCCGGGTATAGGTTTTACTACTAAAGAGTTTGCCCCAGTCCTAAAAACGTCATCTTTGAAAAAGGGCGGAATTGTTCAACAAGGTCTTTCTGCAGTCCGCGGAGGAATAGCAGCTGTAAATAACAGCATGTTTGGAACAGATTTAACAGTACTTACATGTAAACATTTTGATTTTACACCCTCGACATCTTATGTTTCTGAGATTGAAGTTTTTGCAAATTCAATTCCAACATATGAGTTTTCTAGATGTGTTCCGCATTTAGACTTTACGTTTTTTACTGCTACAAAACCTTTAAACAATAGAGGAAAACCTTTATCTATAAGTCTTTCAAAGGCCGCAGTAGGATCAGAAGGCGCCGGAAGATTTGAAATAGGCACAAGAATGATGGCACAAGGTGCAGAGAGTATTTTAAAAAAGCAAAATTCTCAATTTGGTATTGAGATGTTTACTATGCCACAAACATTCGTCCCTATAAATAGTAAAAATAGATCAACTCCAATTTTAGATCCCTTCAAGCCGTTTATGTCAATAAAGTCTTTTGATATCTCTGTTGTTCCCGCAGCTGGTCTAATGGAAAAGAAAAAAGCATCTTTGAAAATAGTTTTGCATGATAGATCTAGGCTTCATGAAATAGCAGAAATAATTCGCCCAGAAAACTTTGGCACAAATGAAATTTTAGTAGAGTATGGATGGAGTCATCCAGATAAGTCAGGAAGAAATGAATATGCAAACTTTTTAAATTCAATGAAAAATAAAGAAAAATATGCTGTTTATAATTCGTCTTTTTCTCTCAATGCTGAGGGCGGGGTTGATATTGATTTAACATTATTTGCCAAGGGTAATCTCACTGTAGAAAATACAACAATAATCGATAATCCTGCAATGAAAGATATTGGGAAAGTCATTGGAGAAATTGAGTCAAAAATAAATAAGATTTTAAGTGAAAATCCAAGAACAGATAAAAAAAGAAAGAATATATCTGCAACACAGATTATTGATGGATACGTTGATGGAAATGTTAATGTAGAGGGTTCACAAATTTTTCTTAATATGGAAAATGGAAAAAATGAAATTTTATCAAATCTAACCGAGCCAAGCCATCTAAGTCTAATGAAAGAATTGCAAAAAATTAAATCACAAAAGAGCGAGCTAAAATCAACAAAAGTCGAAATATTAGATGCAATAAAAGAACAACTATTCAACGATACCGCAGATCCTTTTTACCCGTCAGAAACTGCTACTAATGATATTGCAGGTCCCTTAAAGCCACTGCCAGGAGTACCAAAAAACGAGTATATCTCGGTTGGTAAGCTTTTTTCAATGTTTGTCGGCCGCCCGCTATGCTCATCTAATAAGTACGCAGAAGTTCAATTATTCTTTTACGGATTTAGCGATGATTCAGGCTTTCATGATTCTTCAATTGTCAAGAATCCTTTGTCAAAATATTCAATAGATCAATTTCTTATTAGAAAAGATGATTTTATTGATATGCTCGACAAAATGATCGAATCCAAAGGCACAGCGAATATACCAATTCAAACATTTATTACAAGAGTTATTAATAATTTTATAAAGCATCCATTTTCTACCCTTTCAAATGTTGTAACTCCAGGAATGATCTATAGAAAAATTATGAAACTTTCGGAGACTAGTGGTGTCTCGCCCGCAGCTATTGCTGGGGCACAAATTTCAACAGCATCACCCGCTGAATCGTATAAGGATCTTGCAAAAAAATATAGATCTCCCAATATTCAAATAAGATTTGATGCATTGCCAGTTGCGTCAGCACTTGGCTTAGATTCTTCTGCTAGAAAATCTGTTTTGAGAGTGCATATATTCGATAGTCACAATGGAAGAATGACGCCTTACGTTAATGCCATAAAAGCGGGCTCAAATACTATGGAGACGCTTAAATTATCCTCAGCAAAATTATCAGATGCTCTAAAATTAGACCCGTCAGAAGCAGATAGAAAAAAAGCAGCTAATGATGCGTTAGCTGAAATAATTGAATCTGATCTTTTTGGTATTAAGATTTTACCAGGTATAACTCCCGAGTTTAAGCTTGACATACCTTTTAAAAAATTAAAAAAAATAATTAGTCAAGGCTACCCTACACTTACATACGGATCTGACGGTTCTATATTAACATCTGCAAAATTTTCCACAATTCAAAACAAGAAGTTTGCAGATGTTCAGTTGACTAGATACGGAAAAAATCCTAACAAGACTGCAGCAGGAACTGATCCCCGAGGATTACCAATGAAAATTTTGCCAACAGAGGCACAGGTCACAATGATGGGCTGCCCGCTAATAAAATATGCGCAGCATTTCTTCATAGACTTCGGGACGAATACGTCAGCAGATGATTTATATTATGTAAAAACTATTAGTCATAGTTTTAAACCTGGTAGTTTTACAACCTCTCTATCTATGATGGCAAGAGATGCAGATGGTGCATATGAAAGCTTATTTGGCCTACTTGATAAAGCGACTAAAGTTTTATCTAGAGAGAAAGAAGCCTCTATTGCTGATAAGATCGCAACAGCTGGCGAAACCGCACTCGATCTTCTTAATACTGGAAACTAATTTATTAGTGTAGATTTTTGATAATGTATCTATAATAGATATATGAATATTTGCATTCACAAAAGAATCTTGGGAACAACCCAGCATTTGTCGACTAATTTTGAGTCAAAATCTTCATGGGTAGAAGATCCAGATAGTGAAGATCTAACAATTGGATTCAAAAATAACGAGACTATTAATATTGTTTCCTTCCTTTTGAATAAGAAAATTCCTGATTCACCTGATAAGAAGTTTGCTCTGCCGTTTCGTCATTCAAGCTTAGAAAATATCTTGTGGTCTCATGTGTTGCCCAAGAAGGAATATAGAAAGTATTTCCAGAGTATCCAGAATGCAATTGGCGAAACTTTAAAGTCTGATCAATACGAATACTTTAATAATCGTATCTCTATTCAACAGAAGCTTATCTCCTTTCTTGAGCCATCTAAAATTGATGAAAAAGTTTTTGGAAAATATTGCGCAGATCCAGAGTTAGTCAACAAGTCTGTTTTGACAACATTTGCGCCAAAAAAAGGGTTTGCAAAAAATGTTGACTATAATCTAGTAGGGACAAATACAGGAAGGCTCACGATATTAGCTGGTCCACAAATCCTTACTCTTAAAAAAGAACTAAGAAATATTTTGACGTCTCGATTTGAAGGCGGAAAGATAATCCAGTTTGACTATACTAGCCTTGAGCCAAGAGTTGCATTGATGTTATCAGGCAAGAATCCGGAAAGAGATATCTACACCAGTCTATGCAAGCAAGTTTTGGGAGGCAAATACGGCCGCCAAACTGCTAAGCTTCTTACTATCGCAACTCTCTATGGCATGGGAATCAATCGTGTCAAAGACTTGCTCGGTGTAAGTAAGATCACTGCACGAGAAGTTTTAGACCAGCTTGAAGATTTCTTTGGTGTTGAAGATATCAAAAAACAATTAGAAAAAGAGGCAGAATCCGGATTTATTAAAAACTACTTTGGTAGAAACATTCGAGTTAGAAACAATGCTTCACATGTCTTATATAATAACTATATTCAATCAACAGCAATGGATGCAGCGCTTGAAGGATTCTTTAAAGTAGTTCAAAACATAAAGAGGGAAAAATACCAGTGCATTCCGATCTTTGTTTTGCATGATGCTATTATTTTTGATTGTCATCCTGAGTGCTTTGACAAATTAGAAGTTATAATGAATCCAGGACAAAATTTATCTAGTTTTGAATCACAACTTTATATGGAGGCTGAAGAAGTATAATGGATTTAGATATCGAGAAAATGCAGGAAGATTATGAGAAATTTCAAGCTCTGACTAAAAAGACGGGACCAAGAGCTAAGAAGTTACAAAAGCTAGTTGATAAGCTCGGAGAAAGACTAGTAATGGCACCCTCGTCAGAGAGAGATGAGTATTTCAATGCCTTCTCCGGCGGCCTTCTTGATCATTCTCTAAAGATCCTTGAAACCAGCTACAAAGTCGCCAAGGGTTGTGGAATTGAAGTTTCAAATGAATCTATCATCCTATGCTCGCTCTTTTGTCTTATTGGAAAAGTCGGTGATGAAAATCAAGACCTCTATATTCCTCAAGATAATTCGTGGAGAAAAGAAAATCTAGGTGAAAATTATAAATTCAATAATGATTTGCCTCACATGAGAACAACGCATAGAAGTCTTCTCCTTTTGCAAAAGTTTGGAATTGAGCTTTCACACGATGAGTGGCTAGCAATTTTACTTGCGGATGGTTTAACAGATGATACGCGCCTTTATTCAATGAGAGAGCCGTCACTAGCGCTCGTAATATCCTCATCGAATAAGCTTGTTCAGAGCAAGTCAAGAGAAGAAGATAATCCTGTTTCTTTCTAGCTTCGTCCATATTTAAATATATGAGAAAAGAAATCAAAAGATTTAAACCTAAATTTATCAAGCGTGCAAATGACAGCACCACCGGCGCCGGCACCCGCGGAGCAATCTCTAATTCTACTCGACAAAACCCGCCAGATATCCACAGGCTTGGTTGGGCTCCTCGACCATTTCCTCGATCTGGTATGACAGGAGAGCCCAATAGCTCAATTATGGGCCGAATGGGAACAGGTTCATTGTCAGCCTATACTGATGTCGACCGCGAAGAATTCGAAGACCAGTCAGGAATGCCAGGAAAAGGCGGAAACTATAAGTTTGGAATGTCAAGACATTACAAGAACAAGGGCGGAGGAAAAGCTATGATGGGAACTGGATCCGGACCAATTGGTGAAGAAGTATTAAGAAAGATAATCAGGCAAGAGCTTGTAGAGGCTCTCGGAGACAAGTCTGGTAAAAAAGCATTTGCATATGAGCTTATGATGAGCCAAGAAGGCGACGATGAAATCGACGAGGAAGAGGATGAGCTTGATGAATTCTCCGGCGCCACCGCCGTTGCAGGTGTATCATTACCTCTCGGAGCCTCAACCCCGGGCAAGAAAGCAAAGCCATCATGGGGAATAACAGCTAGAACATTGAATGGAACAGCTGTAAAGCCTGACAGTTCTAGCACAAGAATTCTAAAAATAAGAAGAATGAAAAAATCTGAATTATATTGAACATTCTATGTGGGTTGATTACAATAACATTGATCAATAAAACGCCAACATAGGAGAAACATTATGGCACTTGATTTTGATGCGATTCGTCGCAAGGTAGCACAACTTTCCGGCAACAAGCGAGGTTCATCATTTTGGCGCCCCGAGGAGGGTGAGCATACTGTTCGACTCGTGCCATTCTCTGATAATGATGGGCAGCCATTTAAGGAGAGGTGGTTCTACTATAACGTAGGTGAGAACCGAGGTATTCTCGCTCCTAAGCAATTTGGTAAGCCCGATCCAATTCAGGAGCTTATTAACAAGCTTCGTGATGATGGCTCTCCTGAGTCACTTGAGCTTTGCAAGCGCTTATATCCCAAGATGCGTGGCTATGCTCCGGTCATCGTTCGCGGCGAGGAGTCAAAAGGAGTCCAGCTTTGGTCGTTTGGCAAGATGGTTTATCAAGATATTCTTAATATCATGCTCGATCCTGACTATGGTGATATCACTGACCCAGTCGAGGGCAGAGATATTAAAGTCACCCTTTCAAAGCAGCCAGGACAAAACTGGGCCAAGACTTCTGTGATGCCTCGAGGCAAGGTTACTGAGCTATCTGATGATACAGCAAAGATTAAAACGTATCTTGAAAATATTCCAAACCTTGATGAGATTTATTCGCTCGAGCCTTACGAAGAGATTGAGAAGAAAGTCAATGATTGGTTAAATGGATCAGCAGATTCTGACGAGGGAACTACTCGAGGAACTACGTCTACAACTACTGTATCATCACCTCCCAAGCCAGAGTCTACGAAATCAAAGACACCAAACGCAGAGACAAAGTCATATAACTCACTAGATGACGCATTTGCAGACTTGCTCGGAGACTGATCATAAATGGCTAAGGCAAAAAAGCCTGCAAAGACTGCAAAGAAAAAGTCAAAAGTATCTGACGATTTTACGGCAGACTTAATCAGGTCTCTTAATAAGGATCACGGAGGACGAATCGCATACAATCTCAGTGTAGATGAGTCACCGACCCACGTGAAAGCGTGGGTCGGCACTGGGATTAGGCAGCTCGATCTACTGGTATCTAATCGAAAAAACGGCGGGCTACCCTGTGGCAGAATTGTCGAGATCTTTGGGCCACCATCAATCGGTAAGTCACATATCGCTTTGCAGATTGCGCGAAACACGCAATCAATGGGTGGCATCGTTGTCTATATTGACACAGAGAACGGTACATCAGTAGAGAATCTGGCACTCCTCGGTGTTGATGTATCAAAGCGGTTTGTGTTTATCGAGACTGCCTGCACTGAGGAAGTGTTTGAAGTCGCAGAGTCAACGATCATGAAAGCCCGCGGCCTCAATAAAGATATTCCTATTACGATTATTTGGGATTCTGTGGCAGCATCTTCTCCCAGGGCAGAGCTAACAGGCGATTATGATCAAAACTCTATCGGTCTTCAAGCAAGAACGATCTCAAAGGGCATGAGAAAGATCACCCAGGTCTTTGGTAGCACGAATACACTGTTCATCTGTCTAAATCAGACACGAACAAAGATTGGTGTTATGTACGGGGATCCCATGTGCGTCGACCCGTTTACGACTAAAATCAAAGTCAGGTATGATAACTCTAATTTCGGCCTATAGTTATATATGGAACTAAAACCTCGTTAAAACTATAGGTGGAATATTATGATAGATTATTTTGATTTTGATTTTAAAATAAAAGATAATAAACCAATAACTAAAATATCTTTAAAGGCTAAGTTTAAAAAAGAAAAGCCAGCAATGAGAGAATCTGGTTATCCATTTAGTGGAGTAGAGCTGGGTTATTATATTCATCATATTGATGATAAAAATCTGGCTAACAATGTTTGGAAATTTAGAAAGAAGCTAGCAAATAAAAACTATTTAATTGACTTCCTATTTGAAAACAACGTTATTTCATTGAAGGAATATGAGATATCAAATCTGTGGAAACTCAGGACGAGAAAAAAGTTTGTCAAAAACCATTCCATCGCTATGTCGTCTGAAGCTGCCAGGAAAAACATGTCAGATAGCTATGACAGGGAATTGCATTCAAAGATTCATAAAGAGTTGTGGAAAAATAATCGTGAAAAGTATATAAAAGCAACACAGTCACCCAAAGTAAAAAAAAGAAGAATTGCATCATTTAAAAAGCACCTTGAAGATCCTGCTAACAAGAAAAAATATGATGAAGCAATGCAAAATCCTGAAAGAATTGAAAAAATAAGTAAAGCTGCTAAAAAGATGTGGGAAAACGCATCTAATGAGAAAAGAAATAAAATGAGATCAAATTGGTCAAAAAAGCTTTCTTATAAAGGCAAGAAAATGAATTCAATAGAATTTAAAATTGCTAACTTGTTAGACGAAAAAAATATAAACTGGGAATATGAACCAGTAATTGAGTTTGAAAATTCATTTGTCCAGCCAGATTTTATAGTAAATAGTAGTATAGTAATTGAATGTTTCGGCGACTTTTGGCATGCCAACCCATCGAAGTACGAAGATGATTTCGTCTTATATGCTGCAAAAACTGCAAAAGCTCAGAGAGCGTTTGATAAAAATAGACTAGGTTTGTTAAGTGAAAAATTTGAACATATTGTAATTTTGTGGGAAAATGAAATCAATAGTTCTGATATAGAAACAATATTAAAAGAGAGGGTTTTATGCCTATTGTAGAAGAAGAATTGACGTTTTTCGAATTCGCTGAAAAGTTTTTAAATCTAAATGATATGAAAACACCGACAAACCTAGACATATCTAGCCTGGGCATAGAGATTGAAACTCTGCTAAATGATGGAACTGCTGGTTTTCGGCCAATGAATTCGTTTATCGTGAAAGATCAAGTCGACTCCTACTGCAGGATTGATGAGCTAAGAGGAACTAGCAATCACAGAGTTTTGTTCGGTAATGAGTACATACCTCTGTCTGAGCACCCAGAATCTATGATTATTGAAGAGCCAATGTGTGTCGTAGATACATCTGTTGAAGAGACAGAAAATTACATAGCAAATGGCCAGGTAAATCACAATACGACTCCCGGCGGCGCCGCAATACCATTTCACTCCTCAGTTCGAATTAAACTCGGCGCCGGCTCTCAAATCAAGAACAAAGAGGGCGATATCATAGGGATTAATGTCTCGGCGAAGACAATCAAGAACAAAGTGGCGCACCCATTCAGAACTTGTCATTTTGAGATTCACTTTGGTGTCGGTGTCAAAGAGCATGAGCAAATCACAGATCTTCTTAGATCGTCTGACGACGTAGAGTTCGAAGGAAAGACATACTCTGTCGAAGGTGCAGGAGCTTGGAAGACACTATCAGTTATTGATTCAAAAACCGGTGAACTTATAGTAGAAAAGAAGTTCACCAAAAGTGGAATGGAAGATTTGTTAAACAGTGATGAGTATTTGCCTTATATTGAGACGATGCTAGAGAAGACTCTTATTAAGAATTTTTCCGGCAATCTAGATATTAATGCAGATTCTTATGAAGAGGTCCGAGCAGTAGCAATGGACCTCGCGGAGGCAGAGTTAAAATGAGCATGTTCGTTAAAGTAAAGCTAACACATCCCGATGCAAAGCTACCATCTCAAAAGATAGGTGATGTAGGCTGGGATCTAACATCAGTCGAGTCAGGAAATATTCCTGCCGGAAAAGTAACGTCAGTTTCTACCGGTGTTGTCTTAGCAGAATCACCATTCACGACTGATATTCATAAGTCTGTTATTATAAAAGTAGAAGGAAGATCAGGTTTAGCATTTAGACACGCCGTTTTTCCAGTGGGTGGTATCATTGACCCAGGATATCGAGGCGAGATATCTGTAATGCTCTATAATGGCGGTGACAAAGATTACCGGTTTGAAAAGGGCGATCGAATAGCACAGCTGGTAATCTATGATGTGCATGCGAAGACTAGTAGTAACAAAACACAGTTCCTAGAAGTTGATACTGTTCATCCATCTCATCGAGGAGACAAGGGCTTTGGATCGTCAGGCAGATAGACCCGTCCTAATCTTCGATGCGATGAATTTATTTCTTCGTGTCTATTCTGCAAACCCAACAATAAGCCAGTATGGACATCATGTCGGAGGTGTAGTCGGCTTTCTTAAGTCAATGAGAAATATCATTGATAAGTTCGCACCCTCCCAGATCTTTGTTGTCTGGGAGGGTGGCGGTAGTCAAAGACGCCGCGCCATCTATCCTGAATACAAGCATGGACGCAAGCCCAAGCGGATGAATAAGTTCTTTGATCAAGAGATCCCAGACACAATTCAAAGTAGAAATAACCAGATTGCATCGCTGATTAGCATACTAAAGAACACACCCATATGCCAGCTTTATGTAGGCGACTGCGAAGCTGATGATGTTATCGGATATCTCTGCAAGTATAAGCTAAGAGACAGTGACAAGATTATCGTGTCGTCTGATCAGGATTATTATCAACTGCTCAATGAGTCTACACAGATCTTTCGCCTAGGCAAAAAAGAAATTGTAAAAGCTTCGGATGTTCTGACTCTAACAGGTGTAACTGCTTCAAATTATTGTGTCGCCAAAGCAGCCGCCGGAGATTCGTCAGATAACATCTCTGGCATCAAGGGCGCCGGATACAAGACGATGTCCAAGAGATTTCCATTTTTACGAAACGAAGAAGAAGCAGATATTAAAAATATTTTTGACCATGCTTTAGCGAACATAGATAAGAAAATAAAGGTCTACAGAACGATCATAGATAATTTTGATATTCTGGAACGTAACTGGAAGCTTACATACTTAGATTCGAACAATTTAGCTGCAAATCAGGTGAATCAAATAGAGGATATCGTAGATACATTTGTGCCCTGCAAGAATAAGATAGGCATGATGAGGAAATTGATTCATGAGGGAATTCAAAACTTCGATGTCGAATCCTTGTTTCTTAGCTTTACTTATCTAGATTAAAAAAGAGGTTATTAGTGACACACGAGCATAGTATTACGTTTGCATCTTACGGAAAAGACTTTCAAGAAAAAATCGTTCAGAGCTTGCTCACAGACAGAATGTGGGCAGAACAAATGGCAGAGGTCATTAACATTGAATTCTTCGATCTTAAATATCTAAAGTTCTTAGCTGATCGATATTTTTCATACCACGAGAAGTATAAAGATTTCCCGACTCTGCCTTTGCTTGTTTCAATTATTCGAGATGATCTAAAGACGGGCAACGATATCATTCTTCGTGATCAGATTGTTGATTACCTCCAGAGAATCAGGCACAATCCAAGTATGGGTGACCTTGAATATGTCAAGGATAAGGCACTTGATTTCTGTCGCAAGCAGGCATTTCGCGGCGCGCTTGAAGAGGCAGTTGATCTAATCCAGGTTGATAAGTTTGACGCAGTAATGGATCTCATGCGAACAGCAATGTCAGTAGGAACAACACCCTCAGTTGGACATGATTTCTTTGAGGACATGGAGGCACGATTCGTTCGAATTTCTCGCCACCCGATTCCGACAGGGATTCCAAAGCTCGATGAGAAATCAATCCTTGGCGGAGGCCTAGGTAAAGGAGAGATCGGTGTAGTTGCAGCCCCGACCGGAGTTGGTAAATCACATATGCTTGTTAGTCTTGGGTGCGCAGCGCTTCAGGCAGGATTCAATGTAATTCACTATACGTTCGAATTAACTGAGACTCGAACTGGCCTCCGCTACGACTCTAATCTCTGCGATATTCCAAGCAATGATATTCCAGAAAGAAAAGAAGAGGTCATAGCCTATTATGAAGAGAACAAAAATTCTCTCGGAAAGCTAATGATCAAAGAGTATCCCACCGGAACAGCAACCGTCCAGACACTTCGATCTCATATTGAAAAATTAAGCCTCAAAGGATTTATTCCGCACATACTGATTGTTGACTATGCAGATATCATGCGATCCTCACGACAATATGACTCAATGAGACACGAGCTCAAAAAGGTATATGAGGACCTTCGAAACCTAGCAATGGAAAAGAACCTCCCAGTATGGACTGCATCACAAAGTAATAGAGATGCAGCAAACTCAGACGTTATTGGCCTTGAAAGCATGGCTGAGTCATACGGAAAGGCACAGGTTGCTGACCTTGTTTTGTCAATCTCGAGAAAAGCAGAAGAGAAATCTACAGGCCTAGGGCGTCTATTTGTTGCAAAGAATCGAGCTGGCCGAGACGGAATCTTATTCCCGATTACAATCGATACTGCCAAGAGCAAGATTGCTGTTATTGAAGGAGCTGGTGAAATGTCGTTCTCTGATGCAAAGAACCAAAATGAGGGCGATCTCAAAAAACTGCTGCAACAAAAATGGAAACAAGTTAGTAAAATTGATGTAAAAACTACAGATAAAGAAATCAGCGAGGAAAAATGACATTTACATATGATGATGCTTATGCAGGCGCCCTAAAATATTTTAACGGTGATGAACTTGCTGCTGGTGTATGGGCTGGCAAGTATGCACTGCAAGATAATGGCGAATTTTTTGAAACATCGCCAGATCAGATGCATCGTAGGTTAGCAAAAGAATTTGCGCGAATCGAAGCGAAATTTGATAACCCAATGTCAGAAGAAGAAATTTTTGACTCAATGGACCGGTTCAAGTATATCGTCCCTCAAGGCTCACCAATGTCAGCTGTCGGAAACGATATTCAAATGCAGTCGGTCGGAAACTGCTTTGTCATTGAGGCACCTCACGACTCATACGGCGGGATTCTAAAGACAGATCAAGAGCAAGTTCAGATCATGAAGCGCCGAGGAGGTGTAGGATTTGATATCTCTACAATTCGACCGCAGGGAATGCATACGTCAAATGCTGCAAAGACAACTGACGGCATCGGCGTCTTTATGGAACGATTTTCAAACTCCTGTCGTGAAGTTGCTCAAGGCGGCCGCCGCGGCGCCCTAATGATGTCAATCTCAGTCCACCACCCAGATATCATGACATTTATTAATATCAAGCGAGATCAAAGCAAGGTAACTGGAGCCAATATCTCAATCAGGCTCTCAGACGAATTCTTGACTGCTGTTGAGAATGATGAAAACTATGAAACCCGATGGCCGGTAGATTCAACAGGTAATAACAGAGAACTCACAGCTAGAATGCCCGCTAAGGCTGTATGGGATGCAATCGTAGACTCAGCACATCAAACAGCTGAACCGGGCATCTTCTTTTGGGATAACGTTCTAAATACAACACCTTCTCAAATCTACAAAGATGAAGGATTTGAGACAGTGAGCTCAAATCCCTGCGGGGAAATTGTAATGTCAGCATTTGACAGCTGTCGGCTCCTCCTCCTCAATACGACATCATTCGTTGATGATCCATTCACTTCACGAGCCAGATTTAACTTCAAGCTATTCAATACAATGAGCCGAAAGGCCCAAAGAATGATGGATGACTTGGTTGAAATTGAAACTGAGAAGATTGATAAAATTCTGGCAAAGATTGAAGCAGACCCAGAACCAATTGAAGTAAAAAGGACAGAACTTGATCTTTGGAATAATGTCCGACAAATCGCTCTCTCTGGACGCCGAACAGGCTTGGGACAAACAGGGTTGGGCGACACGCTTGCAATGCTTGGCTTGAAATATGACTCAGAAGACGGAATTGCAATGACTGGAGAAATCTATCGTGCATTAGTTCTTGCTTCATACACAGAGTCTTGCTACCTTGCGAAAGAGCGAGGCCAATTCCCAATCTACAACTTCGAGAAGGAAGAGGGAAATCAATATATCGAACGATTATTTGATACCTCACCAGAGTTACGAGAATTGCATCGTAAGTACGGCCGAAGAAATATTGCATTAACCACCACGGCGCCGTGCGGAAGTGTCTCATGTCTCACCCAGACAACCTCAGGTATCGAACCAGTGTTCATGCTCGAATATACCCGAAGGAAAAAGATCAACTCAAACGACCCAAATGTTGAAGCTGACTTCGTAGATGACCTCGGTGATCGATGGCAACACTTCACGGTATACCACCACAACCTAAAGAAGTGGATGGATATCACGGGCGAAACAGACATTACAAAGTCACCATATTGTGGTGCTACAGCTAATGAGATCGACTGGGAACATGCTGTAGATGTTCAAGCAGTAGCACAAAAGTGGATTGATCACTCAATCAGCAAGACATTGAATCTACCCGAATCAGCAACAAGAGAAGACGTAGCCAAAGTATACTGGCGTGGGTGGAAAGCCGGACTCAAGGGCGCAACTGTATATCGAGACGGATCCCGCGCCGGTGTCCTTGTTTCCAATGATACAGCAAATGAATCGGATGAAACATTCCAGCAACATCAAGCACCGCAGCGCCCGCACGAGCTTCCTTGCGAAATTCACCGAGCTTCAATCAAAGGAGAGAAATGGACGATTCTTGTTGGGCTAATGGATGGAAAGCCATACGAGATCTTCGGTGGGCTATCAAAATATATTGAGATACCGCGTGTATATGAAAAAGGCGTTATCATCAAGCACCCACGCAAAACAAAGAATTCTGTGTATGATCTCAAGTTCGGGTTCAAGGGCGATGAGTTTGCTGTCAAGGATGTCGTCGAGGTATTCGACAATCCCAACCATTCAGCGTTCACTCGAACAATCTCTCTGGCTATGCGCCACGGCGCCCCCGTATCATTTATGGTTGAACAGCTTCAAAAAGATAAGGACACTGACTTTACGTCATTCTCGCGTGTAGTTGCCCGAGTTCTCAAGAAATACATTGAAGATGGAACGAAGTCAAGTGAGAAGAAGTGTGACAACTGCAACGAAGAAGGTAGCCTGGTGTTTCAAGAGGGGTGTGTTACGTGCCTGGCTTGTGGAGGTTCAAAATGCGGGTGAGTTCCTGAAGTCATGTGTAAGTCATAATTCGCTAACTATAATAACGCTGAATACGGAGACGCATGAAATCAATTGAGCAAAAATATAAGAAGCTTGATGATATCGAGCACTGCTTGCTCCGTCCAGGAATGTATGTAGGGTCGACAAAAACACGCAAAGAAGTCATGAATCTCATTGACGAGGACGATGTTTTCTCTGAAAGAGAAGTAAGTGTCAATCCTGCCTTTATTAAGATATTTGATGAGATTATTTCAAATGCAGCAGATGAACACCGACGAAACAAAAAGCTTGACTTAATTGAGGTCATCACTGACGCAGAGACTGGTGAAATTACTGTTAGTGACAATGGCGGAATTCCAGTAATTCTTCATTCTAAGCACAATGAATACATTCCAGAGATGATTTTCTCAAACCTAAAGGCTGGCTCAAATTTTGACGACACTGAGAATAGAATCGTCGCCGGAACCAACGGCGTCGGAGCAACTCTGACCAACATATTTTCTTCAAAGTTTGCAATCGAAACGTGTGACAAAAAGAAGCTCTACACTCAAGAGTTCAGAAACAACATGCGCGCCAGGTCTGAACCTAAAGTCATCAAGTCGAAAAGCAGCAAGGGCTATACAAAGATATCGTATATTGCGGACTTCAATCAGTTTGGATTGAGCGGCCTAGATGATGATCACATTGAGATCATGAGAAAGAGGTGTATTGACCTCGCAGCTTGCAATCCTTGTTTGACTGTAAGATTCAATGGGACAAAATACAGATACTCAACTTTCAATTCATACTGTCGCCTCTATATTGATGATATTGTCTATGAAGCCTCTGATCGTTGGCGAATTGGCGTAGGGTCATCTAGCGGAAGCCTAAAGCAAATATCATTCGTCAACAGTGTCGAGACAAAAGATGGCGGCACACATGTCGACGCAGTCTTGAGTCAAATTATTGCAGAGGTTCGAAAGAAACTCAAGAAGAAGCACAAAGTAGATCTGAAGCCAGCAGAGATCAAGAACCACATCTTTGTATTTGTAAGTGCAGATATTGTTAACTCATCATTCTCATCTCAGACCAAAGAGAAACTAATCACTGACCCACGTGACTTCGGGTCAAAGCACACACTCTCGGATAAGTTTCTAAAGTCTGTTTGTGAATCAGAGATGATCCAGAACATCTTAGACTGGGCAATTCAAAAGAAGGATGCAGATGAGAGAAAAGAGCTCAGAAAACTCAACAAGAAGCTCGGCAAAGAAAAGGTCCAGAATCTGATTGACGCCAAGGGAAAAGACAGGGAATCTTGCACGCTAGCTTTGTTCGAGGGGAAGTCAGCCCTGGCAGCTTTTAGAAAGTTTAGAAATCCAATGATTCAAGGGTCTTTCCCGCTTAGAGGTAAATTTCTAAACATCGCAGATATGCCGTCCTCCAAGATTATCAAGAACAAAGAGGTCTTATCTCTTCTTAAGGCTACCGGCCTTCGTCTTGGAGAGGATGCAGAGAATCTTAGATATGGAAAAATCTTGATCTATTCAGATGCTGATCCTGATGGAGATTCAATTGCCGGCCTGCTAACAAACTTCTTTGGGAGGTTCTGGCCCGACCTGCTAAAAGACAACAAACTTTTCCGAGTAATGACACCACTTGTTGTTGTCAAGAAAAAAGACAAAAAGCTGTTGTTCTACACAGATGAAGAATTTGTCGAATGGAAATCCGCAGAGGACAATATTAAATCCTGGGATATATCATACAAAAAAGGCCTCGCATCCCTCGCAGATGAAGAATACGAAGAGATTATTAGAAATCCAGAAATGTTTGCCCTTATTCCGGGTGATAACCTAAGGCAATCGTTGGACAATTGGTTCGGCTCAGATCCTGCAGTTAGAAAACAAAAGATTTTAAATAAGTAAAAATAATCATATGACATTATTATTAGCTATGCTTTTGTCGACAAACAATACTGTGTGTTTTGCCCCTATTGATATTTCTAAATCTCATATTTCTTCTCGTTATGGAAAAAGGACATTTAAAAAAGGAAAAGTAATAAATGGTCATATGATAATGCTTAATCATGATCATCATAGTTTCCACCTTGGCGTAGATATTGTAGCAAAAAAAGGTACCCACGTGAAAAATCAATTCCGCGGAAGGGTAATCAAAACTTACAAAAGCGATCGCAACGGATCTTACGTTCGGATTGAACACAGTGACAAAGAGCATGATACGGTTCAAGTTCTTTACCACCATCTTGATAAAATCTTTGTAAAAGAGGATAGCTGGATCTACCCAGGAGAATTGATCGGAACAGTAGGGGATACGGGTACAGATCACTACCCACATTTACATCTCAGTGCTCGATATTTCTCTTATTCAACGAGACAAAAGAAGGATATTAACATTGAAGAAGTTTTTAAGTTCTGTAACTATGAATATAGACATCACGATTATGCCCGCTAAGGAGAGCTTAATATGTTATTGAAAGATAAAAAGAGTACTTTTGTTGGTAGAACAGTAGAAAACTTCTTTGATAATGAGCTCAGAAGCTACGCGCTTTACACTATCACGAATCGAGCAATCCCGTCAGTGATCGACGGATTCAAGCCGTCACAGCGAAAGATTGCATATGCTGCAAAGCTAGTCTGGAAGACAGGCAAAGAAAAGCCAATGAAGGTGTTTCAGCTTGGGGGCTACGCAGCGTCTGCAACAATGTTCCACCACGGATCACTTGATGGCACAATCATCACGATGACACAGGATTTCAAGAACTCAATGTCTATCTTCGAGGGGATAGGTCAGTTTGGGTCTCTTCGATCTCCAGAGGCCGGAGCCCCGAGATACGTCGGTGTAAGGTTCAATAAAAACTTTAACCTGCTTTATAAAGACTTTGATCTCCTTGATCACAAATACGAAGAGGGCGAGAAGATCGAGCCAAAGTACTTCCTGCCCATCATACCGACTGTCTTGCTAAACGGCGGCTCAGGTATCGCTGTGGGATTCTCAACCAACATTCTGAATCGGAACCCGAAGGATTTAATCAAGGCATGTCTGAAGGTGTTAGCAGGAGAAAAATGCCCACCAGTCAGCCCGTGGATCAATGGCTTCACTGGTGAGTTCAGGCAGGTACCTGACGCGCCAAAGTCATGGGAGATTTACGGTAAGTACGAAGTAAAGAATACGACTAAGGTAGAGGTTACAGAACTTCCGCCGTCATTTACATACGAAAAGTACGAGGCTCATCTTGATTCATTAATTGAAACGGGCGCATTGTCATCATATGAAGACCATTCAGCTGAAACCCCGCACTATATTCTAAAGTTCAAAAGGTCAGAGCTTGCAAAACTAACAAAGAGAGGTAGGCTTGAAAGCGTTCTCAAAATGAGAGAGCGAGTAGGTGAAAACTATACAACGTTAGACGAAAACGGAGATCTAAAAGTATTTGAATCACCCGAGGAGATAATCCGATACTTTATCAAGTTCAGGCTCAAGTACTATACAATTAGAAAGAACCACCTGATATCAAAGCTCACAAAAGAGCTGTGGATCCTGGAGAATAGAAAACGGTTCATTGAGGAGATACTAGGCGGCAATCTCAAGATTAACAACCGTCCCAAAAGTGATATTATTTCAAGCTTGAAAAAGATGAATTTCAAAAATCAAAATGGATCATACAACTATTTGCTGGATATGCCGATTCATAGCCTGACAAAGGAAAAAGCTGAAGAACTAAGGGCTTTGTATGACACTAGAAAAGAAGAGCTGGAAGAGGTTGGCAAAAAAACAACTAAAACAATGTTTGAGAAAGACTTGCGTGATCTTTATAAAAAGATCTAATTTATAATAGAATATCTAATAACAAAAGAAGGAAATCAATATTGATTAAGAATGTTAACATTGACGGTCGAATTAGCGAAGCAAAGCTTATGTACAACCCAATTGTCGTCAGGGTCGAGAAATTTACACCAGATGGTGCCAAGAAGTTCACATCAGATATGTCAGCAGCACACAATTCCGGCCAAGATATCATCCCGATTGTGATTGACTCATATGGTGGACAAGTTTATAGCCTTATGTCAATGATTAGTGATATCAAAAACTCAAAGCTACCAGTGGCTACTATTGTTGAATCAAAGGCTATGTCTTGCGGAGCTGTTTTATTCACATTCGGAGAGGATGGACATCGCTATATGGCACCCGATGCCACAGTTATGATTCACGATGTAAGCTCCGGAGGATTTGGAAAAATTGAGGAGCTTAAAGCAGACGTTAAAGAGGCTGAAAGGCTTGATACAAAGATTTACAAGATGATGGCGCAAAACTGCGGGAAGAAGGATGATCACTTTAAAAAGATTGTTCACAAAAAAGGACATGCAGATTGGTTTCTTGATGCAGATGAGTGCAAGAAGAACAATGTATGTAATCATATACGAATACCCGCGTTTAATGTTAGTATTGATGTAACGATGGAGCTAGAATGAAACGATATCTCATAATTGGTTCAATACTCTGCATGCTAGGTGGGGCATGCCCAGAAGATGAAAAATATAAAGTGCCTGAATATGATATGATTCGAGGCCCAGTTCGCATTGAGCCAAGAGATACAGCGGGAATTGCAGATCTACTCGAAGTTCAGTCATATCAAGTTTCATTTGTCAGAGATCGACTCTCCAGCCGCCAGACTGATAATGTACTAGAAGTGATGAATGCTGCCAAGCTTTACAAGTATGATGTGCATGATCTTCTAGCGATTGCATTCAAGGAGTCTTCATTTCACAATGATGTAATATCAGATACCGGAGACGTCGGACTATTCCAGGTAAACTATCACTGGTGGGGAAAGAAACTTGGATACAAAGACTTTAGACACTTTTACCAGGCTAATATAGTTCCCAAAAGAAATGCCCGACATGCAATCGAAATACTCAGAACATTTTCTCCCAAAAAGGCATGCAAGGGAAATAATCTGTTTGCATGTTACAATGGCGGCCCCGGGTGGAAAATGTCCAAAAATGTTAGATACATCAAGCATTATCGTGACAACGTAGTAAAAACTCGTGACAACATAAAAAGGAATTACCCAGAATGGGCAAAGTAAAGAATAAGTCAATTGAACTGTATGGTGACGGAATTGGCAAAGTCGACTACATTCAGCATATGGGGTCTGATCTAACGATTGCTAACTCTGCCCGCGTAAGCTTCGGGGCACAAAAGAAAAGGCTAGACAATAAAGACAAAAAGCTAATCAAGTATTTGCTTAAACACAAGCATACAAGCGTTCTTGAGCACAACACAGTCACGTTCAGATTCAAGGTTCCGCTCTACATCAGATCGCAGCATCACAGACATCGAACCTGGAGCTACAATGAAATCTCGAGAAGATACACGTCTGTTGATCTTAGGTTTTATGAGCCTGAATCGTTTAGGACTCAACACGCATCAAATCGTCAATCAAGCAATAGCGATAACGTAAATCCAGAAATTGAATGGTCGGATGCAACTCACTACGGCAAAAAAGCGTCTGAAGTTGTTAAAAAGCATCACAAATATTGCATGAAGCTATTCGAAGATCTGATGGAAGCTGGCGTCTGCAGGGAACAAGCACGAGGTGTTCTCCCGCAAAATGCATATACAGAATACTATGGAACTGTCAACCTCGGAAACTTGCTAAAATTTGTTGAGCTTAGAACACATGATGGGGCTCAATGGGAAATCCAGCAAGTTGCAAATGCATGTTTAAAAATCGCTGAAGAATTATGGCCAGAAACAATCAAGGCTTATAAACAAATCCGTGAGCTATAGGTAGAATATTAATGTCAAATGAAAAGGTTGATCATCCAAGCCACTACAATCAAGGCAAAATAGAAGTTATTGATGCTATTGATGATTGGGAATTAGGTTTTTATGAGGGCAATATAATAAAATATGTTGCAAGATATCAGCACAAAGAAGATCCAGTTGCAGATCTTAAAAAAGCAGCGTGGTATTTGAATAGATTGATTGAATTAAAGGAGAAGTAAATTGGTAGAAGTTCTTACAGAGAAAAACTTTAAAGAGAGAACGTCAGATGGTCTAGTCTTGGTAAAGTTTGGAGCACCCTGGTGTGGCCCATGCAAGATGATTACTCCCACGCTGACAGAGATTTCAAGAAATCGAAATGATGTTGCAATTCTTGAGGTTGACACAGACGAGTCTCCTGCTCTTGCATCACAATTCCAGATTCGAGGAATTCCAGCAATATTTGTCATGAAAGACGGGCAAGTACTTGAGCAAACATCTGGAATGACGAACAAAGACAAGATCAATGAAATGATTGATCGGTACATTTAATGACATCGAACAATAAAGAGATGATTCGATTTGCAGGCATATGCTTTATTATCGGATCATTTTTTACATCAAGCACAGCAATACATACATTAGCTGATGTGTCAATGGTTGGCATTTTAGCAGAGTGGGCTTACAGCTCATACAAAAGAATTAGATAGGAACTAACATGGCAAAGAAAATTTATAGACTTGATGATGAGGTAGTTGCAGAGGTCGCCCGGTCACTCCAGCGCGCCCTTTTAACCGGAACTGACATTGTCGATCACATTCGTGCAATTGAGCTCAATGTAGCCCGAGGAACGGGAGCAATCCAGCTTAGTGCTGAGTATCTAGCTCGAACACAAGAGAATGACAATCGAATGGTCGACGAAGCCCAAGAGCTTACACTCGAGAACTAATACAGTGACATATACAGACAGATTAGACTGTATCTTCCATTTGCAAGAAGCATTTATGAAGGATCTGTCTGATAAAAAAGAAAAGCTGCCAGAATGGCCCGTAGATCCAAGCGATAAAAAAGCCCAGCAGTTCATCAGGGATATCATTCATCGAGGCACAGAGGAATCGTATGAAGCTCTGGCGCACCTTAAGAACTGGAAGCCTCACAAACACACTGAAACTAAAGAGTTCAATAGGGCCGAGTTCCTAGAGGAAATGGTAGATGACTTTACCTATAAGCTCGAGGCTCTGATTCTAATGGGATATGACCCGCAAGAGTTCTTCGATGCGTTCTGCGACAAGAACCGAAAGAATTTAGATAGGGTAAACGGCGATTATTGATCTGATCTCGATATTTAATAATGTGAGATTATAATGCCGCTTACTAAAATACACACTGATGACATATTGTCAGGCTCTATATCCGCAGGATCAATTGGGCCTGACATAGTCACAGGACAATCTGCTTCTACTAGCGCTGATGACAATGATCTAATTTTAATATATGATGATACTACATCTGCATTACGCAAGATGACACGCGCCAATTTCACATCAGGCCTAGGCGGATCTTTAGACGTAGCTTATAATGCTGGAAGCGTTATAACAGCTGATACAGGGCCAGTCGAAATACAAGATACCAGCAATACAAATGCTGTAACAACCCTTTTGAAATTAGCGGTCTCCGGCTCAGTCACAGGAGGCGGCGCCGCCGGCCCCGAGATACAGTTTACAATACCGGTTAGCGGCGGCTCAAAAATAGGATCTGCAATAAGAGGTGTTAAGTTTGCTTCAAGCACATCTGACTCAACTGGAGAAATGCAATTTCTTTGCTCAGACAATGATGAGACGCTCGATCTAAGATTGAAAATGGATGGGACTGGGATAGCCGTTCAGGGTGCAGGGTCAACTCTAGCATATCCTAGTAGCGGCGACTCTTTTATTGTGGCATCCTCTGGGAATGACTATTCGATAGCAGTAACAAATTCAAATGGCAATGTAGGCATTGGCAATAGAAGTGCTGCAGAGTTGTTAGAGGTAGAAGACGGTACCGGCGCCACTACAATTCAGATTAACAATACTGCTACTAGCGGTGATCCACAATTAGCTTTTGCTCTTAGTGGAACTAAGAAGTTCACAATGGGTGTTGATGACTCTGATTCTGACAAGTTTAAAATTGGAACAACAGCAGTTGCTACAAGCACAAGGTTGACAATAGATTCCTCTGGTAATGTCGGTATAGGTGAAACAAGTCCATCATATAATCTTCATATATCTTCTACGGGTGATGCCGCGCTCTATCTTGAAGCAGATACAAACAATACACCTGAAGATGATAATGCATTTATAAAATTATCCCAGGACAATACAGCAGTTCAATCAATCATAGGGTTGTGCGGAGCAACAAATAAGGATCCGGAGAACGTTACATACACGGGTGTCGTTAATAATAACATGCTTATTGGTACAACAACAAACTATGGTTTGCAGCTAGGTACAAACGATAACGTTAGAATGACGATTGAAAATTCGGGATACGTTGGAATAGGGGACACTTCCCCGTCATATCCCCTGTCTTTGTCAAATAGCAACTCCGCCGGTTATGTTGCGCAGTTTTATAACAGCTATAACGGCAGCGCCGGCGGACTATGGGTCAAAGCAGGTAATACATCATCAACAGGCTCTCCTCATCCACTCATAGTGCAGTCTTACAGTGGCACAAATCAATTCTACGTGCGTCAGGATGGCAAATACTATCACAGAGGATCGTCGGTGTCAACGGCAGACAGCAAGCGAGATATTATAGCATTGTCAGAAAATGCTGTTAATATGCTGAAGAATATCCGAGTAGTTACATACAACTACATAGAAGACACAAATGACAGAGTTGCAAGAATTGGATTTATTGCAGATGACACTGACAACCAGCTGGCAATTGATAGTCGACTTACCGACGGCGGAACAGGGTTTGATGTCCAAACAATTGTAGGAACATTAATAAAAGCAATTCAAGAACTAAATCAAAGAATCGAAACTTTAGAAAGCGGGAGCTAATAATGGGAACAACAGGAATACGCGGAACACAAATCAAAGATGAGACAGTCGAGTCAGTTGATATAGCATCAGGCTCAATCAAAATGGGTGAACTCAGCACTGATATCATAACAAGTCAGACAGCTGAAACGTCTGTAGCTGACGGCGATCTAGTCTTGATTTATGATACATCAGCGTCAGCATTTAGAAAGATGACAAAGTCGAATTTCACGTCCGGAGTTACTGCAGATCCTGCGGGTTCTGACGGCCAGATTCAATATAATAACGGAGGATCCGCAGGGGGTGCTTCAGGGCTGTATTACGACGACGTCAATAATCGACTAGGCGTAGGGACCTCATCACCCGCAGCATTGCTCCACATAACCTCCTCTGCAGACGGAGATGTGCTATTTCGTGCAACGCCATATAACCAGTCAAATGATGGTCTTGTTGTAACTGATAGAGACGGTGCAACATATGTCACCCTTAACAAAGCAGGACAATCAACATATCCGCTTGACGTAAACGGAAATATAAGAGGCATAGCATTTATTTCCACCGTTGATAGCACGAGTTACGGATTCAGGGTCGGACAATCCCAACACACTCTATACGGAGTAGCAGAAGGAAACACAGATCAAGGAGCTGTCTTCCTGATGAAGAATAACGGGGGCTTAGTTATCAGCGGCAGTGATACATCTAGCCCTCTCCGCGTCCAATCACCAAGCAGTTCAAATATTTTAGTAGCATCAGGTTCTGGCAAGGTGGGAATAGGAACTGACTCCCCTGATAGAGCCCTTGATATTCTTGACGCATCAAATCCCCAGCTTCGATTAACACATACAGACAATACTGAGTATACAGATTTTCAAACTGACTCTTCTGGAAACCTAGCAATCGGATCGTCGGGTGATACTGTAGAGATCCAATATGGGGGATCGACTGCTGCGCTAGACATATTCAGTAAATCAACTGACGTTTATATTCGAGGAAAACAACAAGATATTGATGTTAACTTTCAAGTTAACGACGGCGGATCAACAACGACAGTTTTAAATCTTGATGCTGCAAATTCTATGGCAAATATAGCTAAGTTCTTGTCATACCAGTCAGTGACATACGATTTAGGCTCCGGAACAACATCAACAATTACTCCTACTGCCTCATGCCATTTATTGACTGCTACAACCATAACGGGTGATATGGGAGTGCATACAATTACATTAGCAAATGGAACTGTATCAGGTCAAGTTTTGCAATTAATTATGAATTCAACTACTAATAGCATAAACATTCAATTTGATGCAACAACGAATATCCAGGGAACGTGGTCGGGCGGAATAGGAATTCCAGCAGATGCAATCGGAGCTGCCCTGACGTTTATCTGGAATGGGTCATCATGGACGCTAATGAATAGCAACGGCTTAACAATGGCATCATAAACATTTTTTAGACACATAATATAATCTTTATATGATAGACAAACTAAACCTACAGCGGCTCTTCGAGGTCCAGAATGAATTTTCTGAACTGTTCAATAAAAGAAATGACCTAACCATAGGAGAAAGAGAAAAGCTCACACAGGAGTTCTCTCTGGCACTTCACAGTGAAATCTCGTCACTAATCAGCGAGATCAATTTCAAGAGTCACTCCCGAGACAAGAAGCAGGTTGTTGAAAACAGCATTCTATTTGAAGGTGTTGATATCTTCCGCTATCTTCTGGCAATCTTAAATCTATGGGGGTTCTCGGCCGAGGACTTTGCACAAGCATTTGACGATAAAGAGAACTACCTCCAAGTCAAGTATGTCAAGAATGCTCAAAAGTGGGAAGGTCAACCTGTAATTCTGGTTGATGCTGATGATGTTATTGTAGAGTTCAGAAAAGGATACAGTGATTATCTCAATTCACATGAAGGAATTACTGTTGATCCTGCCTCATCGGAATACTACTTTACCAGTGGTATTCCAAAAGAGTTGTATAATCCTGAGCAGCTATTCCAGGATTTTATTGACCAGCGCCGCCTAAAAAACCTCGAGGCTACAACATCAACAATTGAGGCTTTAAATGAACTATATGATCAAGGTTACTGGATTCAGATTCTAACTGCACGACCTTCCGCCAACAAGACATGTCAATATGACACCTACAGCTGGCTCGAGAATAGCGGACTCAAGTTTCACAAAGTTGACTTCTCGCCTGAAAAAATGATCTGGGCAGCTCACAGCCCATACTACGATGAAGGAAAGATTGTCTGTGCAATTGACGATTCAGCCAAACATGCAATGGAATATGCAAAGCACGGAATCAAGGTTGCAGCACCAGTTCAGCCCTATAATGGTGAGCTAGAAGGCGTTGACAATATTGTCATGTTCAAAACAGGTGAAGAATTAAGAGAAGTAGTGAAACAATTCTCTCATTCACGAATATTTAGTATATGATCAAAATTACAGTAAAAGAGTTACGAAGCTTAATCAGGGAATCTATGATGGATTTAAATCCTGATCTAAAACCAGATTGCGATACTTTTGCAGTCTTTGACTTTGATGAAACACTTGCTTTGACAAATTCAAGCGTTCTCGTTAAAAACAAAGAAGGCAAGACAATCAAGGAATTGTCTCCCGCAGAATATGCAATTTACAAAGAAGAGCCAGGTGAGGTATTCGACTTTAGTGAGTTTGATATTGTTAAAGATGGTCGTCCTACTCCTCTTATGAATATTTTGAGAGACGTTGCATCATGCGGCACTACAGCTGCTGCAATCCTTACAGCCCGAGGTCCCGCAGCGAAAGGTCCTATTAGAGACTTTCTTAAGACAATGGGCATAAAGCTGCAGATTATCGATACTGTAAATACATCAAATCCTCAAGCTAAGGCTGACAAGATTCGAGGATATGTAACGTCATTTACACCACGAGTTCTTCACTTTTTTGAGGATTCACCCAAAAATATCGAAGCAGTTCGGCAGTTAGCAAAGAAAAATCCTGCAATGTCAAATGTTCAAATTGTGCTCCATCACATTGTTGATCCCGAGGGCGACATGAAGATCAATATTGAAGAGGTCGAGAACGAAGGAATGGAAGCAGTGACTGCCATAATTGATTCAAACCACGTTTGAACATTACCTCCTGATAGCATATAATCATTTATAATAATTCATAAGGAGGCTACTTTGCCACAAAATCTAGACCTGACGCCTGTGACTCTTCCAATGCCATTACGATTTGGGGAGACTCCACAAACAGAATTCGTTAACGATCTTGACGCACTTAAAGTTGAGCTTGTTGATCATCCAACCGCAGAACAAATTAGAAACGTTGCATATCGATATGTTAAAGCAACCTGGGCAGATTCACCTGAGGAAACAAACCCCTTGAATGCCACCCAGCGCGAGCTAAGTGAGACGCTTGAAGAAGTTCTCCAGTTTCGTGCTCTTCCCGCCGGAATGGAGGCTATGAGCTTCACATTCCTCGTCTCAGGTATTGATCTCCAGACTGTAACACATTTGATTCGTCATCGTGCAGGAACCTATGCAGCACAATGCACGGGCGACCGCTGGCAGTCACATTCTCGGGTTTTGGTACCGGCTGCTGTACAAAACACCCCAGAGCTTTATGAGCGCTGGCAGAAGAATGTTCAAGAAAGCAAGCAGCTATATGCTGATATGATTGACACACGAAAGATTTCAATTATGGATGCACGTACAATCTTGCCCCGCGCCGTTGAGACCTTCTATTACGCCAGGTTCAATCTAAAAGATCTAATGGGCTTCATTCGTCAGCGGTGTGATAAGCAGATCCAGCCGGCTGCCGACAATATTATGGCAGCACAAATGGCCTTGGCAGTATGTAGGGTAATTCCTGAGGCAGCTATGTCTATCGGAACGCGTACTCTTACAGGCCCGGCAATGCATTATGTTCGAAACATGAGATCAGGAACCGGAACTAATCTTTATTGGCCTGATGCAGACACTGATGCCAAGATCGAATATCATCCTGAGGATACGATCTATCAGGCAGAACGTGACAACGTTAATGGAACTAATCCTCCGGCAAATGAGACAGGTGAGAATAGCAAGTTCCGTCAGCATTGGAATGGATTACTATCACAGATTCGTGATATTGAGACTGAGTACAAGGATAAGATGGGGCGATAATGCCGTTCGCCAATAAAGATACACATCGAAGGCGAAAGCTAATATTTGATCTAATCGATGAGGGTTTGTCTACGGGTGAGGTAAATGATAAGCTCAAAGATCAGAACCATCATCCTTTAGACAAAAGTGAAGAAAGTGTCTGGTTCCAGTTTTTGCATCCGGTATCAAAGAGAGATGAGATAATCTATAGAGGCGTGGTTGCTGATGGGAAAGATCTTGCCTGGGTAGGAAGAACGCTTAAGCATAGACATAATAAGCAAACAATATCATGAGTCTTGACGAAATTGATCTTCATGGTTTGAGTCATGATTACGCAAAAAAGGTTCTTATGAGTTGGGCAAAGAAACATCATGTCCCATTTCGAGTCATTACAGGAAATAGTAATACGATGGAAAAAATTGTTCGAGAAGCATTTGATAACAAAAAATACAGATGTGAATATGAGAGTTACCATAATTTAGGAGCATTAATTGTCACAAAACGATAATGATGACTACGATGAAGAAGAGATAGTCGAGGAGATAATCTTTGATATATCTGCAGACGATGAAGAAGCGGCAGGAAAGATGATTATCTTGTCACTCTTTAAATCAATTCAAGATGAACAACGAAGAAGCCAGTTTTATTTTACACTTATACCCTTAGCATTTTCCTTCGGGTTGTTGCTGGGTTATTATATTTCATTCACGAATCTTTGAAAGGATCAATACAAAAATGAAGGTTTATATCGCATCACCGTTTTTCAACCCAAAGCAAGTTGAGCAAGTCGAGTTTATGAAGACTGCATTGTCTGAGACCGGCCATGAGTATTTTAGCCCCAAGGACTTTTTTGTCCTCAAGCCTAATGCAACGCAAGAAGATCGAACACGAATCTTTGATGTCAATTGCGAGAAGATCCAGTGGGCTGACTTTGTTCTTTGCAATACTGAGGCAAAAGATCTGGGAACGATTTGGGAAGCCGGATACGCATACGGAATCGATAAACCAGTAGCATTCTTTGCTGAGGGTTTGCCAGAGGGTAAATTTAACGTAATGCTTAGTGAGGGCGGAATGTCAGTCAACACGACCCGCGAAGGTCTTACTGAGTACTTACAAAAATGCACTGACACAAATGAGCTTGTCTTCGAGCAGTATTCAGGCAATACTCAATAGAGATGAGAAAAATCATTTTATTCTTTGCAATGTCTTTGTTGATATCGTGTGTTCACAAACAACACCCAGCTGATACGTTCTGGGCCAAGACACTTGATTGCGACCCAAACGAGGCAGCATGTGAAGAATTCTAGCTTTAACTTAAAGGAGAAAACAATGATTAAAGCACTATCAATCGCTGCAGTACTTCTATTGACTGCAAATACTGCACAAGCAGATGAACAACGAATCGGTTTTGTAGCAGGCTCAACTTATGGTGTAGGTCTAGCTTACTCTAAACAATACGAAAGCGGGCATGGCTGGCAAATCTCAGCATTACCAATTGTTGAAGACAACCTAGACTCAACAATCTTTTTGGGAGCTACTAAGTTTAAGACACTTAATTCCTCAAGCTGGGGAAGAGCATATTGGTCACTAGGAATCGCAACCCTATATCGCAGAGATACTGGGCTTTCATTCGAAGAAGTATGCGACGATAACGGATGTGAAGAAACAGAAGTCCAGGGCGAAAAAGAAGAATTTCTTTTGATGTCGTTTGGTCCAGGTGTTGGCCTCGAACGAAGATGGAAGCAGTTTGCAATATCTCTTGAGCTTCCACTTGCAATTCAGGTAGGTAGATCTAACAACCAGTTCGGTTTTGCTGGCATGAGACCAATCCCTAATTTCTCACTAATGTATTTCTGGTAGACAATAATGAGAATTGCAATTACAGGCGAAGCTGGGTTTATCGGTAGAAACTTACCTGTCTCCATTGAAGGTTTGGGGCATACATTTGTTCCACTTTTAAATCACGAGAAAATGGTTTGTCTTTCAACCGGTGAACCTTGCGTTCATCAAAATGATTCCGATCTTTGGGCAGAGGTCTTTGAAGAAGAAGATATCGATGTTGTCATTCATAACGCTGCTGTAGTCGGAACAGATGTAGTTGCGCTCAGCCCAAACGAAGCATCGCTTACAAACGTTTCTGGAACTCATGTGATTTGTCAGGCTGCAAAGAAAGCAGATGTTGCTGTATCATATATGGGCACAACGGTAATCTATGACACTGGTGCATATCAACATCAGCTTATACACGAGAACTCTGAGAGAATGCCAACCACGCTGTATGGCGCCCAAAAACTAGCATCAGAATATATTGTCATGTCTTCGAAGATTAAGTTTAATGTCATCCGCCCGCTTTTTGCTTACGGCGGAGTTGGTGATATGAACTCACTGATATCAAAGACTCTGTATGCTGTCAAAGCGGGAAGGGAAAATATTGATATGTTCCTCGACCCAAAGAAGATTAAAGACTACATGCACGTAACAGATTATTGTGATGCAGTAGCTTTATCAATCCATAGAGGTATGTGGGGGACTGACTACAACGTTTCCGCCGAGAATCCATATAATACGTGGGAGATTGCTAAGATGATATCAGATACAGCAGGAAAAGATCTGGAAAATATCATTAACTGGCATCCCGAAACAGATTATCTGGGAAATCATAGACTTACGTCAGACAAGTTCAGAAATGAAACAAGTTGGAAACCTAAATTCGATCTTAAGGCAGGTATCGAATTATCGTGGGAGTCAATAAGCAAAGATGAGTCTGGGTATGACCCGCTGATTTATCTAGACGAAGCGTCTGAAAGAGGATTAGATCTCACACAGTTTTATTAGCATTGTGTAAATTTAGCATTACTACGTTATAATATTTGTGTTAGGGGATTATCTTTGTCTTTAAAAAATGCGTTTCCTTTTGATGAGCCTCGACAATCACAAATTGATGCCATTGCATTTGCAGTTTAATTTCTAGATAGATTCTGCACTTAATAATACTTGCGTATAGAAGCCAGAACAGGGGATAGTCGTGGGAAGACCAAAGT